CAACTTTAGCATACCTATTAGACACTGTATGGTCTTCTTCTGAAGTGCTTGTAATAAAATCCACATCACCTATCTTTTTTATATTATCATACCTTCTATTATTAATTGGTGTGACAATAAAAGAAAAAGGGGACTTCATTAAAAGTTTATATTATATTCTAAAGATATTGGTAGGGTTGTTTTAAATTCTTTCCATAAAAGTATCTCGTCCTTTTTATCAACCCATATTTGATAAGACTTAGCTATTTCGTCATGCTGTATTAAATGAATTCTATAACTTCCCCCTAAAACTTCTTGCCCTACTATATAGTGCATTGCGCCTGATTTATAATCAGCACCGATAGAAATTTTTCTAATAACCATTTTAGAAATTTTGTAAGTCTACTGTTCTGTAACGGATGTTAATTTTAAATACACTATTACCTACAGTTGCATTACTGTTTTGAGCTTGTAAAGTAATTGCAGTATTTATTGGGCAGGATAAAACGTCTTTTTGAAAATGACCCACATCATCTGCTGAAGCATTCACTAAAGATGTTGATAAATTTGCCCACTGAGCAACCCCCATTAGAACCTGAACAGGGTCACCGAAATCAAAAGAAACCCCTCCGTAATCCAAGTAAGCTAAAATACTAAACACCTCTAATACTTTTCCTGCTCCTGGTGCGGGAATCAAAGTTTTTGGTACACTTAGTAAAGCCTTCATTTCTGCAGCGCTTACCTCTATAGAAATATCATTATAATTTACTTCAAATAAATTTTTAACTGTATTTAAATTTACAGTTTTAGTTTTTAATTTATTATCGAAATCCGTTATGACTAAATAGTCTGCTAGTTGAGGAGCGTTTAATGCAGGATATGCGGTTTGATTACTTATTTTTGACATTAGGCTTTTATTAGTTTTTCTTTATTTTCATTTACCTCTTCAGCTGATTTTACTTGTCCTGTAGCTAAATCGATAACAGAATCTTTTCCGTATTTTTCTATAAGACTTTTTTCTACCACAGCAAAATCTTCTTTTAACATATCTATGTTTTGTAACAAAGCTCTTCTTTGTAAAACATGATCTCCTAAGTCCATTTTTGCTTTATTGTACTTGTTGTGTATTTCTTGTACTGATTTTAATTCTTCTTCTGTTAAGTTTTTCATTTGATTATATTATTTTAGATTATTAAATACAAAGATAGGTATTTTTTTTTAATTGTTAAACCCCAATAACTGTGCTTATGTTGGCACTTGAAACCCCTTCAACAGATCCAATAGAAGATACACCGATAACACTATTACTATATCCTGCGTCCGCATGCGTACATTCTACTTGTATTCTATAACTTTGTGACCCCGAACCAAAATTTATACCGATGTAGTTATCGGTTTCTTCTGGCTCCTCCTCATCTACTTCATTACTCATCCTAAAAGCAATATTTAAATAACCATTATTATTTAAAGCGGTTATAGCTGTAGCGTTTAAAACAAAGCTATTTAAGCCAGAGGTGTTCCAGGTCACACTACTATAAGTGTTTGAAGACAACAGTGATGATTGAACATTGTCAAAATCCGAACCAGCTAAAGTTGATCCGTTATTACCGAAAGCACTACTTGCGTATATCCCTACAGTACCCCCAGATGGAGTTCCTGTGCCTTGCACCTTAACAGTCGCAGCAGTAATTGTTGTTTCTATTGTATTCGTTACAAAATAAGCGAATGCACGATTTACATAATAAAGATTACCTCCTCTTCCGCCTATCACACCAGCTCTTGCAGCGAATCCATTAGATTGTGAAGACGATACAGTTCCAGAGGCTGCGGTTATCGCATCATCCCAATCACTATTGGGTGCGCCACTTATAAACCCTCTTCCACTTGTGCTTGATGTTGCGTATATTGTTGTTACTGCCATTACATTTGTTTTTTAGGTAAATAATATTTTGAAGTTTCAAAATAACCATTTTTATTAGGAGATATATTAACCTCTTGATAAACTACATTTTCTATTCCTAACGTGTTATGATTTGGTTTTATAGAATTGTTCCACCAAGTAATATTACAACCAGGCTTGGCTATATCATTAATAACGTCTTTAAATTTATAAATATTTTTATCCCCATAAGTGTCTAAAAAAATTCCATCATACGTTCCTAAAAGGTTTTTCATATTATACCAGTCTCCTGCCATTATGTTTACATTAGGCTTTCCTTTAGCCCATTCAAAAGCTTTGTTTAACACATCTGGGTGTATCTCTATAATAGTGTGTGATTTAATTTTATTAGATTGAATATAGTCAGCGCTTATACCCATACCAAAACCTATTTCTAAAATATCGCCTCCATTTTCACATGCGTAATTTGCTTGTAGCTCCATTAATGGTTTTTCCCAATCCATCATAACATATTGTTTGTTGTCTTGTATATAATAATAAATAGCATTATCACTAAATACTAAATTTTTCTTTTTGAAGCTCATAAATTAAATTTATGTAGAAACTTTAACCCAAGTGTTGTCTGGATTAAAATAAATATGATTAGAGTCGGTTGCGTACCCCACCACTCTAGCGCAATCATTATTTCCTGAAGGAGCAGTTGCTTGCATATTTCCTGCGGTGGTTGATATGTATAATGGACTTCCTATAATAAAACCATGACTTGCTTTATAAATCATTCCATTTACTACCATTCTATTAGCTGATGCTGTTCCTGTGCTTATTGCATAAGCAAGTAACCCTTTACTATCACTTTCATTATTAGCATTTGTAGTCGTCCAAGATAATCCTGCCCAATAGTAAAGTTTTCCTGCGGTTACAGAATTTGACCCTATAGGTAAAATAGTTCCTGAAGATTGTTGTGAAGAAAGAGAAGGGTCAAGTATAACATTACTGTTTCCTGTAAGCCTTACATTTCCTCCTTGCATTAGTAAATCTACATTACTTTGTAAATTAACCTGACCATCATCTACTTGTGCTTGAGTAGATCCAGCTGCTTTGAAACTAATAAGACTAATACCGTCTGTTTCTTGTGTATCACCTATTAAAAGATGTGATTGAGAAGCACTGTTACTCATAACATTTTCCCCTTTACTTGTAATATCTCCACCCGTAACTGTTAAGTCTCCACCAATAGTTAAATTACTTCCGTCAAAGGTTAAGTCAGTATCAGATGTTATTGAGCTTGTTCCGTTCCAGTATGCTACTCTTCCTGAAACCCCCGTCCCTGTTACTGTTCCAGTGTTTGATGTTTTGTTATTAAAAGTATTCCAATCGGTTGAGCTTAAATAACCATCAGATCCTGATCCAGCCTGTGTTATTCCGATAGTTCCTGTTCCTGTTATTGTCCCTCCTGTTATTGGAGCTGAGGTATCTACCGAGGTAACGCCAGAACTTGAGCTTGTTCCTGCGCCTATAAGAGTTCTTACTTCTGTCGCAGTAATACCGCTGGCTAAAGATGGAGTGCTACCATTAGTTGTTATAGCTGGCAAAGGCCCGTCATAATTCAATGTAATACTTTCGTCAGTTGTATTAATTGCAGACGCAATATTTGTTCCTCCAACTATACTTAATGTTTCTCCATTACTTATAGTAAATGAAGATCCTCCTACAGCTGAAGCCACTCCAAAGCCTGACATACTTCCAGTGCCAGCTCCAATATAAGATAACAAATTTGCTCCTGTGACAAATTTAACTTCACCGC